TTGCCTGTAGTACCTCTACTAGTAGCACGCACAGTACCATCTCGTGCTATTGTTTGCCCTACCATTGCTTTGCTATCGATAGCAATTGTTTCTGCGTGGTCTATAATCCATTGAAAACTCATATCTTGCTCCTATGCAAATGATGGTAGTGTTTCTCTACCTTGTTCAGTTAATGCAAATAAAAACTCAGGGTCGCTTGCTAGTAGTGCTTGGAAACTAGGTGCATCAACTGCATTGATGTTGTATGTAACATTAGATGCTGAACCTTTACTAACATTAGCAGGACCTTCTACTAATTCAGGACCTGCTTCACCAACAACACCGTACCTGCCGTTCGGTATTACACCACCACCTGCAAAGTAACCAGCAAACAAGTTGCCTAAACTACTACCTGCACTACTAGCACCACCCATAATGTTTGCGGCTAACTTCTTGCTTTGTATTCTAAGCATATCGTCAATTACTGACTGTGCAAAAGACTTAAAGTTCATCTTGCCTGTTTTAGCGAAGTTGAAAATTGCATCTTCCATGTTCTGTGTTACTGAATTGAATATAGTCTTAGCGTTGTTAGCGGCATCAAATGCGGCTTCTTGATATTCTTTAAATGCATCTTTCCATGATTCTGCCCAAGTCTTTGATTGTTCAACTTGTTCTTCAACTTCATCGCCAAAGCCTTCAAGTGCATTAAGACTTGCTTCAAATTCTTCTTGTAAGTACTGAACGAACTCAGTTGCTTTTGCTTTGTTAATAACACCTTTGTCTAGTGCTTTAACAACAATAGCAACTTGTTTGTTGTATTCTCTCCACAATGCAACTGAAGGGTCCATTGTTTCTTCAATACCTTCAATTGCTTTCTTGAGTTCAATAAGACCTGAAACATTACCTGTTCCAACATTGAGTGTTGTATCTCGATTGCGTAATATTGATATTTGCTTATCAATATTGGCTATTTGCTTTAATGTGGCTTCTTTCTGACTGGCTCCTGCATTAAGTGTTAAGTCGCCTTCTAATGTTTTACGGAATTCAACTAACTTGTTTATCTTTTCGAGTACTTCTGCTTCTGTCATAACAGACAGAAGACGGTCTTTAACAGTATTGGTGGCTTTTCTAGTAACTGCATCCAATCCGCTTTGCTTCTCGTCTAGTTCGTCGCTAGCACCAATAAACATTTTAAGTACTTCATATGCGCCCCATATAGCGGCGGCAACTAATCCCCACGCACCTACGAAACGAATAACTATCTTTCCAAAACTACTAAGCATCAACTTTGCACCTGCAATAGCACCAGTGAATTCACCAAATGCTTTTATTAAAACGGTAAACTGTGCGGTTTTCTTCATTATACCAAGGGCAGCCCAAGCAACTACAAAGGTTTTAAATGTTGTTGCTAGTGCACTCATGTTCTCCCAAACAAAACGAACTGCGTCGCCCAATGATTTAAATGCATCTCGCATTGCTAAAATTGCTTCTTTGTTTTTGAGCATAGTGGATAAGTCGTCCGAAATGCTTTTGATTACTGGTGCTAACTCAGCGGCAAGTATTTGTCCAATTGCACTGAATTGACTACTTACTTTAGTCCATGCATCTTTTGCTCTTGTTGCTGATTCAACTGTATTTTTGTCAAGTACTATACCCAGGTCTTCTGCTTCGGCACGCATTGCGCTTAAACCACTAACTCCATCTTGGAGCATGTTCACCATCTGTGCGCCTTCCATGTCGAACGCGGCAACTGCTAGTCTTAGTTTTTCTTGTTCGTTGGCACTACCACTAATTGCACCCATGTAATCCATGAACACAGCGTTAATGTTACGCATACTACCATCTTGGTTCTTGAACTTAATACCAAGTGCTTCTAAGTCTTTTGCTAGTACACCAGTACCATTGCCTGCTTCACCAACTCGTCTACTAAATCGCTGTAGCGATGTATCAAGTTGTAGTGTTGACATACCTGCTAATTCAGCGGCGTGTCTAAGTTCTTGTAGTGCATCAATAGAAAAGCCTGTTTTGTTTGCTACTTTGCCTAATGCATCAGAGGCATCCAACGACTTCTTAATAAACATACCAAAGCCAACTAATGCTGTAGTTGTTAAAATACCCTTGAACTTACTGAATACTTTATTAGACTGCTTAACAGCCTTGTTAGTTTTATCGACTTTTTTCTTTAAATCAGTAAGACCTTTTAGTGCTTGTCTTACATTTAAATCGATGTCATAGACTAGTTCTGCCATGCTACTTCCTCATTAGTTTCTTGATTAACTTAGTAATGTACTCGGTAGTAGGTTTAGACATACCACGCTTTGCTTGCTTTGACCATCCTGCATCAAGGTAAGTTGCGTACTTGTACTTCGCTTTGATTTTGCCACCACTGAGTTTAGTACTTCGTTTAGCATGACCTGTATCGATAGGTGTTTTGTTGACAAAGAACTTGGTTGCCTTCTTAGACAACTGCTTCAGTTCTTTTTCAATTCTTGCTAGTGATGGTGTTACTTTATCTTTAATTGATTTACTCATTACTTAACCTTTTTAACCGCTTCTTCTAGTGTATTTATATCTAATTCATTGGTAGGCTTAGCACTGCTGTTGTGGTATTTCTCAAAGGACAATGCCATATCCATAACATACAAATCAATAGTATTAGCATCGTCTAATATGCGACTAGGTAACATATGATAGCGTGATGCCATCATATCAATCATGATAACTTGTGAAAGTTCAGGGTCGTCGGGTGATATTTCCGACCTAACTACTTTCCCAGTGTTTCAACAACCTTACCGATTACTTGCATTAACACGGTAGTAGGTAATGTAACTTCTTCTGTAATGATTTGATTGCCGTCTTCATCAAGCACTAAATCACGAACTGAATCCATGATTGTATCGAAGTTACTACCTTCAATGTTTGCTAACTTAACGAACTGTTTCATTGGTTGTCTATCCCAAGTCCAAAACTCAAGTGCTTCGCCGTACTCTTTGACGATTTCCTTTGAGGTTAATTCAACTTTTATTAGTTTGGGTTTACTTGCTAATTCTGCTAATTTCATCTTTTAATCCTGTTTTAAATAGTGTATTAATGCAATACTAAATCCAACCCTAGACTTAATCTTAGTAATAGTACTTTCAATTGAATCAAGTTCGTTTTTAGTTTTTGCTACTTCTGCTTCTAGTGTTGCAAGCAATTCTTTATCTGTTAATTCTTCAAATCTCATCACCCAAAAAGGGGTCATATAGACCCCTTCGTGTTGATTAATTAAGTGTTAAGTTACGCTACTGTACCTTGCGTAAACGAACCACTAACATCAATAGTAATCGGTGACACCCAAACTGGAGCATCAGGGTTTACCGTAGGCGACATGCCCGTGATATAACCTGTTGCTTCAACATATTTGTCACCCGTTGATGTACCTGCCCAATAAACACGAATGTCAACTTGTGTTTTGTTATTGGATAAGTTGAACACACCATCAGCATCCGCACCTGTACCTACACCTGTACCGTAAAAGGTATCGGGGTCAAGTACCATGTTAAATGTTACTTGGTTGGTTGCTGTAGTTGATACAACGAACTCTGAAGTCGTATCAAGTTGTTTCCAACGGAATTGTCCGTTACTATTGTTAACTGTTACATCTTGCAAACCAGGTAAGGTAATCGCATCGGTGGTTAAATCACCTACATGCGCTATCTTAATAGTTGCGAAGTTGCCAGTTCCTGCTACATTAATATTTGCCATTATAAATTCTCCTATGTAATGGTGGTAAATCGATACAAAACACTTGTAATAATTACATCGTCGTCGTACGAAGTTGAAATATCACATTCTCTGTCATAAGCATTGCTTATCAAAGAGGTGTCTTTTGTACCAAGCAACACAGTCTTAACTGTGTCGTAGTCGGTTGGTAAAGTCTTAGCATCATTGACAACAAACACACCAATAGTTGTTGTAGTTTTCATGACATCACTGCCATTCAATACCTGAACAATAACTTCTTGGTCTGTTTGAGGTTCATCAACATAGATTACCTTTGGATTGAGTTGGTAAAGAGGTTCGCCGTTGCTAGTCCATGGCAGGTCAGTGCTTACACTGTATGCACCTAATGCTTGGGTTTGCAAATGCTGTATTATCTCTGTTTTCATCGCTGTAAATGTAGGTTAGGTGCTGATTGTTGAACTTCAGTGCTAGTAACAGTACCTGATGCATCTGCATCGTACCAATCACCATCAACTAATAGTTCTTCAAACAACTCCGTAAATCTACTTCTATAATACTCAATCTTATTGTAATCTGCACTACTTTCATCGAAGTTCGCTAACTTAGGAAGAATGTACTGAAACATTGCGAAGTAAACGCATAGGTCAGTAAAATCTTCAGTTCGCACAATACTTGACACATCTAATGCATCGGGTATTGATGAACCTGAATATGCTTTCCACCAATCACTGGCTTTCAACTTATTCAGAATTCTAATAGTACTGCGTATTAATGTATTTTCAACATCCAATGATGTAATGCCCTCATTGATAGCAAACAGACGGTCATCCATGTTAATAACATCTTGATAGTCTGCAAAACTAACAACAGAACCGTTTTCTACTATGAAGGACATCTATCTAAACCTTACGCCGCTTTACCGATTAACTGAACACCGCCTGCCGCATTAATAATGCCACTTCCTACTACAGCACTAACAACTACATCAGTTGCTTTACCTTTAGCAGAACGCTCTTGTTCAACTTCAATTCCACCACGCATAGCAACACCAATTGCTGTACTTACAAACACTGCGCCTGTAGATTCATTATCAGTACCTGCATCAGCACCATCAGCCGCAACTACTGCGCTTGATTCGTAGATGTCAACACCTGCGATTGTACCTAAGTAGAATGCACCTAGTACACGCTCACCACCTGCTAAAGTACCTGCTAATGCAATCTTAATAGGTAATGCCGCTAATGGGTTAAGTACACAACTGTAACGCCCAACATGTCCTGATGCTCTTAGTAAAGATGCCGCACGCATAATGTCTGCAATATCCAAATCATCAGTTGTAGCACCAATAGTACCACCAGTGAATGAACTGAAGTTAGCAAATGCACCTAAGTCGATGCCTTCTGCTACTGCCATACCTGCTTGCATACCTAAGTCGTTCATTACATTAGATGAAGAACCACCTTGGTCCATGTCTTTAACACGGTTGTAAACACCCAACTCTGTCATCGTTAGTGTTGCTGAAGTTGCGCCTGTATTTGCATCAGCGAATTCATCACTACCGTTCTTGCCTGCCGCTGTCATTGATGCGTACACTGGAACTTGAACTGAGTTACCTGTTCCAGGTGCAACATTGTAAGTAGTACCTACAACTCGTGCGATTGAATTTTCGTATGTAGCGAACTGTGCCGCTGTAATTAAAGTACCAATCATTTGGTCTGTAATTGTATTTGCCATTTTTCTTTCTCCTTAAATTATAATGGTCACATCATGCCCTGTTTGGACTGATGCTCTTTAAATTTGGCTCTATCGGAAGCCTTAGTCATATCTAATTGGGTAGGGTCAAATGTATTGCCACCAGTATCAGTAACATTACCTGTTCCACTACCTTTCGGACCTGCTTGAACGAAATGCGGGTTTGTTTGTAGAAACTCTTGAACTAACTCACTAACTTGCATTGGGTCACCACTTTCGGTGTACCGTACTTGCTGTGTGCTTGAATCTAAAACTTCTACACTACCATCATTCAATTTAACTTGCCCTTGCAACAACTGAACTACTTGATTTGGATTAATTGCATGTTTTGCTGATGCTTCACTTAGCAAATTACCATTAACCTTAATATCGCGTAACTCTGTTGTTAGCGAATCAATAACACCGTCTTTCTTGGCAACAGTTTGTTTGAGTATTTCATCAAACTCGCCCCTTGCTTTCTTGGCATCAATATCACGCTCCTCTTCTGCATTAACTAAGTTGTTATATCGGTCAACATCAATACCATCGTACTTCTTGTTGAACTTAGACTTTTCACGGTCAACTCGCTGTGCTATGAGTTTATTCACATCTTCTTGTGTGAACTTTGCTTCCTGATTAGTTGTTGAAGTATCAGTAACTTCGTTATCCAAATTTTCTGTTTCTGTTTCAGACATTATTTTCCCTCTTATGTTGGAGTAAGACCTGGCAAAAGTACCAGTGTAAATGTATTTATATAACTACCTCAATCAATCATCAGTAACAGGTTCTAAGTGATGCCTACAGTTGTACCCACCCCTATTCATGAAGGGGTCGCTACCTGATTTACCTTGCCATGAGTTTTGCCATTCGTCGAGTAATTCTTGTTTAGTGAACTCTTTGCCTACATGATTACTACACCACGACCTAGTAACTGAATCAATCGGTCCACTGTAACGCCACTTAGTAATCTTTGCTTTACCTGATACATGTGCAACAATTGCTGATGTGCTTTTAAACAATCCATTGATAACACTGTTTTTAGGTTTGCCTATTTCCGCTTTAACAACATCAACTGCTGTGATGATTGCATTTGCTATAGGTGATTTTGCTACTGCATTGTTGTACAGTGCTTGCTTAATCTTAGACTTTGCTTGGTCTGCTTGCGCACGGAATGCTAGTACTGCATTAGTTTTAACATTAACAAGTACTTCTTTATCAATCTTAGTACCTGGTAACTTTGCTAGTAATAATAACCAAGCACTGTTGTATGATTCAACAACTTCATTAACTACTGTGTTGTACTCAGTTTCAAAGATGCGGTCTATTTCAGCATTGATTGTAATTGCATCAGTAGTCGACAGTTCGTTAAATGTAGCAAGATATGCTACGATTTTAGATTCAATCGTAGCACTTGCTTGTTGGAACTTATCTAAATGCTCACTGAATAGATTTTCTAATTGTTTAGCGTATTGATTCATCTACAAGTCCATCGGTAGTGAATGTACTTGACGAATCAATCTCATTCAACATATCGCTTAATGATTCATCATTATCAAACATCAATTGAATAATCTTCTTCTGCATGCCTTTCTTGAACAACTCAGAATCAATACCACTTGCTAGTGCTTGTTGATAAAACTGTAAGTCGTTGTACTTGTCGCGTGTGTTAAAACTGTTAGGGTATTCAATAATACCATCCCATGTAGTACCCACCATCAATGCAATTAACTGAAATATCTGTTCTTCTGCTAACTCTAAGTTACCTGCCTTTTCAGCAAGTCTAGCATTAAGTAAACGGAACTCAGTTTCTAATGCAACACCCGACATTGTTTTACTTTCAATTGCACGAACAGCACCTACATTAGACATGCGGTTAATTGATTCAACTTTATCGGTTATAGCATTTCTGATGCTGTCTAACGATGCTGATGTAGGTTGCATCAAGTAAGGTTTTAATCCAGGGTCTAAATCAGTAGGCATTTCAATAATACCACCTGCACCTGAACCCACTCTAGTGTCTGCTGTTTTAGCAAGTGATGGGTGACTACTTAATCTAATAATCTGTTCAATCTCACTGTTTTCATCAAAGATTGCTCGTTGCATATCTGCAACATCTGCGATGTCACTAATACTAGTTCCAGGCTTTAACCCTCTCTGTGCGTATAAAGGTACTGCTGTAATCTTGTTGTAAGGATTAGGTACAGTTTCAGTAGTAATTGCTTCGCCGTTAAGTGTGACTGTATCAGTGCGGTCTTTGTAGTAAATCTTGTACACTGCTGAATCATCATCTTTGTGAATCAATGTTTTAAGCATTGTTAGTTCATACACACCGTTGTCTAGTCTAGTGTACTTCCAATCAGTAACATTAGGTGGTGTTATTAAACTCACATAAGGTCTAATGCCATTATCGATTTCATCTTGTTTAGTAGCAACTTCGGCATTAGGTCTGTCGACAACAACCCAAGTATGCCCATACACACTTGAAAGTATTGATGCTTGTTTCATGAAGTTATCCCAACTACGACCTTCACGGTCTGCATCTTCAAAGAAGTCGTTGATAATAACATCATCGGTTAACGAACCCATTGTTCTAATAGGCAACTCAGTGAATATAAACGAACTGTAAATCTGCACAATACTTGCACAGTGATTATCTAATGGTGTTTGTTTAACACGCTTCGTGTAATCAGCATCTGTTTCGATTTTGTATCGAGTTAAGTAACTCTGTGCTTTGTATTGTTCACCACCTTGAAACGAGTTCATGAAGAACTGCCAATTAGGCAACTGCTTCTTGTACAGTGGGTTTTGCTCTTCTAATGATGTTATTGTGTACATAATTTATCCTTCGTGTATTTATTAGAATGTTGCCATGCCGAATGTTGCTGATTCATCAAACTCAGGTACATCTTTGCGTATTGGGAACAAGTATTCAATCATGTAACCAATGGCATCATTAGTGTGGTCAAACCCACTGCTTTTATCAGGTATTTGTGTACCTTCTTTAAAGACCTGTTTTGATAAACCGTTAATAATATGTTTGCATTTTGGGCTTACTTTAACTTTAACAGTACCATCGCTGGTAAGTAGCATTGAGTTAACTGAGTTAATTCTATCTCTTACAGCGGGATGTTTATGCCTGTGCTTAACAGTGAACCCTGCGTTCTGTAATATTGAAACATCTGTTCTACCGTTAGCACTAGTACGGCGCTGAACGCCGCTCGGGTCTGGGTAAATCACTACTTTCTTCTTTGGGTAGCGTGTTTTAATCTCTTGTACGAGTTCATCAGTGTTGCTTGAATAGATGATTACTTCATCAATCAAGTGCAACCCATTCATTGTTTTAACAGCAATGCCTGCACTGATTGGGTTCACATTGAAGTCGCACCCAATGTAAATTGTTGTACATGCTTCGAAGTTACCCGTATACTCAGTCACATGTCGATTCGTACTAAAGTTATAGTAAATCTGACCTGAGTATGTTTCGAAACTCGCTTCATATTCTTGACGGAATGTCCTATCATCTAAATCTCTCCTCGCTTGCTCGATTTCATCTTCTGAAACTCGACCACCTTCTAATGTTGTGAATTGCCATGATGCCCATTCTTTATCGTCTTCTTGTTGACCTTTTTGGTACATATCAAACGACCAATTACCTTGACCAGCCGGTGTTGTAATAAACATTGCACTGCCGTTAGTGTCTGATAGTGTAGGTCGTAACACTTCAGTCCATGCTTCCATCTTTGTATAAGAAAACTCGTCCATCACTAAGTAGTCTAAACCTATACCACGCAATGAATCGAACTTATCCGCTCCTCTTAAACCAATAACCGACCCATTTACTAAGGTAATACTTAAATCACTTTCGTTAACCTTCTCAATCCAATTCAACTTATTCAGTTTAGCCTTCAATGGCTTCCAAACAGTTTGCTTTGCTTGACGGTATGTGGGTGCAACATAGAAGGTTGTTTTGTTGGGGAGTCGTGCTTGCTTAGCGAGTTCTCTCATTGCTAAGTAAGTCTTACCGAATCTACGACCCGAAACAACAACCTTGAATCTTGCAGTTGATTTAGTGATGGCACTTTGACCTTTACTAAGTGGCATTATTCGTCTTCACTCCAAGGTAACGGTTGGTTGTTATCACCGTGCTTCGGTCCTTGGTCTGTTTGACCTAACATCTGTTTTCCAAGCCAAATAAGTAGAGTTGTATTGCCGTTGTATGCTTCTTCGAGTTGTTTGGCTCTTAACTTCTGTTTGGTTTTTACTTGTTCTTCTTCGATGAATGTACCGAAATGACTTATAATCTGTTGGTAACTTATCCCAAAGTACTTTGCTATTTCCTTACTAGGGCAATACAACTTAGCAAGCATGCGTACTTCTTCTTCAGAAATGACAACTTTGCCTTTGCGTAAGGTTGTAAACTCAACACCCTTCTTGGTAATTTTGTAGTCTTTGGCGACTTTCTTAATTGACATTAACCCGACTTATTAGTAATTTTAAGTCTGAAAAAGCGTTCATCAGTTAATCCGTTAGTCGTGGTGATTGTGTTAGTGATGCGATATGTATTACGCAAATCACCACCACTTAACCACACCGTACTAGTACTAGCACCAACATTCATCACATTGTTGGTATCAATAACGGGTGTTACATCACCTGCGATAGTTTCAACTACCCATGTGCTTGTTGCAATAGCATCACCTGCAGTAACCCAACTACTCCAATCGATGGTGTAGTCCAATGTTGATTGTGGGTCTTTTTCGATGTGCGACCCTATTTTATCTGTGTTAAAACCTATCATGTGTAATTCCTATAATTCTATTAATCTGTTTTCAAACATCACATCAACAACCCTATCTTCACTTCGAATGTAGATAACCCTAACTGTACTTGTAGTAAGCACAAACGACTTAGCACTTGTTACCTGTGTGAACTGCGATGTTAAGTTAACACTACCATTCTGAACAATACCTGCACTAACACTCAACGATGTAGTAGCACTCATTGATGCTGTTGTATCGTAAATAATACTAGGTGCAATACTTGCGACAGCGACTACATTCATTGCAGGTAAATGTGTACCTGTAATCATTGTAGAATCAATAACAGTTGATGCTTCAACATCTAATATTGCATTTGCTCTTATGCTATTTACACTATCTGTAGTTTGTGATGTAGTAACATTGAAAATCGTATCAGTAGTTAATTGACCACCAATAGTACAACTGTATGTTGTTTGTGAATCAGTGCTTAATTGTGCATTAACTTGATTATTAGCAGTAACCGAACTAGATGTTATTATATTAGAATCAACACTTGCGCTAAGGAATGGCGAACCCATTGCAGACCAATTAGTTAATAAACCAATTGGCAAATCAGCGTGTATTTCAAGCACTGGGTTTGTTGTTTGTGTTGTATCTAATACAAGATTAAAATCAGTGGTTATTGCACCATTGATAGTACATCCATAAGTCGTATCACTACCGAGTGTAAGAGTTGATAGTAGTAAGTTACCACCAACAATGCTCTGAGTGAATACTTGATTAATATCAAGTTCTGATGTAACTTCCAATGAAGGTACTATCAATGATGTGGTATTAACGGCTAGGTTAATACCTGTGTTAACATCAACACTTGATTCGATTGCTGAACTAAACAACACATCAGCACTTACTGTACCTTCGTGTTGAACCGATGCAATAGTAGACATCGATGTATTATTAATACAATCAATATCACCATCTAACGCACCATGTATGCTAGCAACCCAACCTAATGCTGAATCTATAGTTAAACTAGGTGTGTGAACAATGCCACCACTATTGCTACTACTAAACGATGATGATATAGTCCAAGTGCCTTGCCATTGGTCTGTGTCATCCCATGTCGTAGTGTCATCCCATGTGTAACCATCACCTAATGTTATATTAACACTTGGTGATGTACTTTGAGTAAACTGCGTAGTTAATGATAACGAACCTTCTAACGGTCCACTACCACTAACATCAGCAACAACAGTTGTTGTAAAACTAGATTGTGCAGTAACTTCTGCTTCGACATACGACATCAACACCGCATCAATAGTTGTACCTACTGTTGAGTGTATTGCATCAGTTGTATAACCCGATGCGATGTAATCTGCTTCTACATAGTTGCCGAACGAACCTAGTAATAATGCCATTGCTTTACCTTATTAGTCTAATGTAATTGTTAACTGACCTGCATTGATTTGGAATGTATCCCCAGAAGTTGGTGACTTACTTACTGAAAGTGCGCCATAGAAAACCATATCAGTTCCATCAAATACACCTGCGTGCGATACTGTACCCCATGTGCCTGTAGCAGTTGGGAATGTAACATTAGCACTGTTAGTTGCAGAACCACCACTAGCCGCACCAAATGTAACACCAGTTCTTGCATAGGCATTACCGCTGATTTCAGTACCTGCACCTGTTTCTCCAGGATTATCACTAAACAAACCTACTGTTAGTACTGCTGGACTTGTGTAATTTCTTACGCCTTCGCCTAGAACATGGTCTAGGACTTTATTTTCTAAAAAATTAGTTGCCGCTGACATCTTATTTTCTCCTTATTTTAAATAACCTGTTTAACCCCAGGCTTAATGGGCTACGCGATGTGCGTAAGTTTAAAACGCTGTGTTGGTATGTAGTAACTACCACTACCTCTAATCTCAATTGCGGTTGATGTTGCTAATGTGAATATTGCACTAAATGCGTACAATCCTTCGCCTTGTGTGCCAATCTCATTGTAGTCTTCACTATAAGCAATTGCAGTTGATGTAGTTGCGTTGTACAACACAGTACTCCATGTATGGCTATCAGTCGCATCAATTACTGGTTGAAAATGCTCAAGTGTGTAAGTGCCTGCAGGCAATGTAAGTTGGTAACCCGATAGTGAATAATAACTTGATGGGTCGGTGAAACTAAAGATAGTGCGACTATACGGTGATGTTTCTAGACCGCCGTAGTTGCCACCACTTGTAGCGTTAACTTCAAACACACAAGTTTCACCAATTGAAGCACCGCCTGCACTAGGTGTTTCCCATGTTAATGAACCTGCTGTACTGCCTGCAGTTAAGACTTTACCATCATTAGTTGTGCTTGTTGCAGGCACATGTAAATTGCCGTCTGTTGATGGGTGTGTGTAGTTGTTAGCGTTAGTAGCAATACCTGCTAACTTAGCACCATCACCTACAGCAAACTCAGCACCTACTGTGTTGATATTATCTACTGCTGTTTTTAAATCTGCTCTAGCATTAGCAGGACTATCAGTACCTGCATCTAAGTTAGTTGTATTGATTGCTGAAAATAAAGGCATGTGTTATTCCTCTGTGTAGTTTGGATTCTTAACCCATTTACTATTCTTGAACATGTACTTACCACTACCAAAGTCGTTTGGCATTTGTGTTGTAGTTTCAACTACATTGTCTGTTAAGTAAGCATCGAATGCTCCTACTGCATCGTCGGGTGCTAAGTTCAACACCATTCTGTCTGTTTTTCTAATTAATAATTGCATTACACATCGCTCCGTTGTAATATTGAAGTTGTATTGATTGCTTTACCTATCGTGTAAACAGAAGTACCGCCATTAGCATCGACTAGTGCTCCACTTGCATCAACGCCGTACATCAACCCAGGTGTTAATCCATTATGTACAGTTGACAGTCCACCTTTCAGTTTAACTGTGCATGTACTACCACTAACACCACCTGTTTGTAAGATGCCAAGTGGCGTTACATCATTAATGTTTGACATATCTCCACCAACACCAAGTCGTAAGATGTTATAACTATTATTGTCGTTTAGGGTTTGTGTGACAAATGCAACATTAGTATGAGATGCGACATTAAAGTAAGCAAGTCTTGGTGTTGCTTGTCCTGCAAGACCATTCAACACATAACCACCTGCTAAACTAAATGTGTTGTTCGTTCTATCAATTGCGATACCCGCATATCTACCTTTTTTATTTGGATAATTTTGGTCAGTTGCTGTTAAGATGGCATTTGATGAATTAATAGGGTCGAACTCAAATCGTGCAAATACCAAATCACTTTCATTGATTACTTGAGCGTAACTAATACCAGTTACAGTTGTTCCAACTACACTAAAGTAACTGAGGTATATGCCATCCCATGCTGTTATGACAGCAATAAAGTGATTAGCGTTGTGTGGGTCTGCTACAATCACATCAGGACTGCGCCATGTGTTCGCTACATTATAACTTGTGCCAACTGTCAGGGTGTAGTTTGCATCATATGCAATACTGGCAATTTTAAAATATCCTGTATTGTTGTCGAGGTAGCCGTGCCACAAATCGCCATTATCAGTGTAAAACGCAGCACCTGGTCCTTCGTATTGATTAATTGGTAGGTTGGTCTTTAAATTATATGCAGTACCTACTGTCTGTGCATTGACATTCGCT